CCTCCTGTAGCTACGTTTCCTCCATTTAAAATAACTTGTGATAGTAATACACGAGCAGCCACTCTAATCTCTGATTCACATGGTACTCCACCACTTGAAAACCAAACCCATCGTAAGCTATCCATTGCATCAGCTACCCTACTAAAGTTAAAGCCATCCATTATTTCGTCTAATAATTTTTGTTGTGATTCACTCATTATTTCTCTTTAAATTGTATGCAAATATACAACATCCCTTCATATATATTACAATTGTTAATAACTTTTTTAATTGATAGTATCAGTATCCATTCCTTTTATCATAGCTCTAGCCATAGGGTCTAAATCATCTTCATCAGGAGTATCCATATCCCTATGCTTTGTGAATTCATCTACTGAAACTCTGGCGATATGAACGGTTAACTCCATGTCATTTGAACACTCCAGTAGAATGTTTGATAGTGTTTGAAGTCCAGATATATGGTGCATTAAAACTTCTTCTCCCTCTATATCAATTTCATCTCCACTACTCATCTTAGCCATCATTTTGTTTAGGTACTCAGTTACTCCAGGAGCAGTCTCCTTACCGAATTCAAATAGTCCTTCTTGGAGCTTAGTTACTCTTTTGATTATTTGTTCTATATTTTTTTCCATTTGGTGTATATATGTTATATTATCTTATCTTATCTTATCTTATAGCATTGCATCTGCATTGCCGTAGCATTGCTACAGCATACTTTAACCCTGTAAAAATAGGGCTGCCAGTAATAATGTTATCCATACTATAGATTCAACTATGTTTTCTTTGACTCTCATTCTCACTATGAATTATAGTGTAATTAGATGAACTTCATCTGACTCATGTTGTTGGATTAATATGTAATCTGTCTCAGGTCTATGTTTGTCTAGGAGCAATTCCATTACCTCATAGCTACTTAAATCTGGAGCATTCTCCCATTCAGAGATACTCATACCAAATAGTTTTCTAAATTCAGCATTCAATCCAAATGCAGTTAAAAATTCTCTTAATGTAACATACTCTTCTTTTGTTTTTTCTAATACCATTTTTTTGTGTTTTATTTATTATTTTATTTTTTTAAATAGATGAGGTAAAGCTTTTACAGCTGCTTCATTTGCAGATGCAATTATAATACCATTCTCATTCTTTAATATATATGTATTTCTATCTCTATCAAATATATATATACTTCCTTTTTTGACATCCCCTTTAGGATGTTTTTGTGTTACTAGTAATTCTATTTTCATATCTATTGTTTTAGTTCTTTAATTAAATTTCTTCTGTGTCTTTCTTCTATGTAGTTAGACCAACCCATATGTTCTTTAACTTCATCTCCTAGTAGGTGTTCTTCATCATAATACATATCTTCTGCAAAATGTCCTCCACCATTCATAAGGGTAATTCCACTCTTGGATAACCTTTGAATACGCATGATAGTGTTCTCTAAGTGAGTTTCAGTCATATCCTCTAGGAACAGCCCAGTACCATCCTTACAGTAGTGCATGTACCTTTTCTCGCCATCTTTATAATATTTACTCATGGGGGTCATTATCTATTTCTGCTGACACTTTCATTAACTCTTCATACTCACTAACTAATGCAAGAAACCTATCTAGTAATTTCTGCCCATTACCTTTTATTCCAAAGTATTTTTTAATATCAGTAACATACCAATTTCTATGAGGTTTCATATTATGGAGAACATATAAAGATATATCTCTTTTTGATACCATTAAATTATACGCTGCCCTATTCATAGGACTCCCATTCATATCAAAGTTATTATCTAGGTTAAATAATTCATCAGTGAATTGAGTTTTTTCTGCTAACATAGGTAATCCTAGATTAGTCATTATAACTTTTTGTTCTTCTTTTTTCATGTCTATTTATTTATTATTATTAATTAATCGAGCAATACCATATATTCTTCAGGGTAATTCTTTCTGAACCAAGACATACCTTTTTGCATTAAAGGGTACATACCCATCACTTCAGCACCTATAATTAGGTCATACATGGAGCATGCATTAGCATCACAATAGATTTCTCCATATCCCATCCTGTTTTTTATAATACTTCCTTTAGGGTAAACTTGTCCGTCAAACCATTTAGGTAATTCAATGTTCTTTTCTTTCATTTTTTTTATTATTTATTTTTAGTTAGTGTGATGATAGTATTCTAATTAATTACTCCATATCTACAATGCATTAGTAGGCAAAAAGCCAGTATTACTAATATCAATTCTTGTGTATTTGTTAATTTTCTCATTTTATTTATTGTTTTAATTTATACCAACATAACCGCTAGAATAATCATCATCATTATCCTCTTCATAACCATAATTGCCTTTATTATTTTCCTCAAATTCTATTTCCTTGCGACAACTCTCTAACTCTCTTCTTTTAGAATCTTCACAATAGTATGGTATCATAGTAATTTTCTTTGATTGTATTATCTTAAGCCTATGCTCTAATATTTGTAATTTAGTTTCCATATATATTTAATTATTTGGGTTATTTATTTTAGCTATTAATTCTAGAACTGCTTGACCTATACTAGTATTCACTTCATAATCATAATAGTACACTAGGTGGCTCGTGATAGTGTTTCTCATTTCCTCTGTATATCCTACTAGAGAGTCAAATTCATTAGGGTACACTTCATTTAAGTAGTTATTCATACACTCATATTCCTCATATTCTTCAGTATTAAACTTAGACTTAACAAATCCAGCATAAGCAGGTTTAATAATATTGAATTGTAGGTCATGTTCCATCTCTGAGAAGTCTTTATTAAAGCAACTTAATAGTTGGCTGAATAAATATTCACTGTAATTTAATGTTTTTTCCATTTTTATTATTGTTTATAGTTAGATTTAATTTTCCTGAATGCCTCCCAAGTACTAGATTGTAATAGTAATGGAGATATTTCTATTTGTTTAGCCGTATATTTAAAGCAATCGACAAAGAATTGATATTGTGTTTTAGTCATTCCCTGATAATCAGCATCCGTTGTCCATTTACCTAAAGATACTGAAAGAGCGTGTCTATCAATGGTGATGTTTTTAGGGTTATTTGGATACATTATATTAAGATAGAAAGAACTTATCTTAGAGCCTCTTAAAATAGCTAATATAGACTCATCTGAGCCTGATGATGATAGTATTCGCCTTGCTTTATCCTCAAATTGTCTCATGTGGTAGGACTTTCCTACGGCAATCATTTTTTCAGCACATATCATATTCTGACTCCATGTTTTTACAGGAGAGAGTGCAGCTATTACACCAGTAGATTTATTTACACTGATATTATACCTATCTGCTAGAGATTTAGCAAAGCTATTAGCATCTCCATACCAATCTCTTCTATCCTCTTTAGAGGAATTAAGATAAAAGCCAAGTATATTGTTTTTTACCTTAGTTCTAGTAAGAATTTCTCCTTTATATATTTGTTTTTTATTCATCATATTTTCTTTTAGCGTCTGCTTTTTCTTCCATTGCATTTTCTTGAATTCTAGCATCCCTTTCATTTTCATCTTCAGAGTCTTCAAAGTTTTCATCACATTCATCACACCAATTACCATCTATTGCAGAATGGTCATGGCATTCATAACACAATCCTGTTTCAGATAGCTTAGCGTTACAGCAATAAGTACCTTCTGCTTCTTTAAAGTCCGCTCCGCAGCATGGACTAACTTGTTCACTCATAATTATTTATTTAGTTTCTCATAGGACTTGTCCTACGGATTAATACGCTGATACTGGTCTTGACTTATGCTCTTCATAATCAATCTCCATTAGTTCAGCAAAGTATTTTCTTAAGTTAGTTGCTATTATTTCTAGCACTTTATCTGACCTCCAATCATCAAAGGTACAGTCATTAGCTATACTACCTAGCATTCCACCACCTAAGTAGTTTTGATATGCAGTCATTTTTTCTCCCTCCCATTTCTTTCCAAAAGGAGTTAAATCAATTTCAATACCACCACCTCGTGATGATAGTTTTTCCCTAATTACTTTAAATTCCATATCTATTATTTTAAATTAAATTATTCCAAATCATTTCCCCCTCTTTTTCTACATCTATTCCGTCCTTGTATATTTTATCTGTTAAACTATACTTAGTGTTTAGGTAGAAATCTACTATCCGTTGTGTTTCTGCATTAGATATACAGCCGTAAGAAAAAATGGTTTTTTTATCATAGCTGATGTACCATATTGTTTGTATTGGAGGGAATAAACTACCACTACCCTTTTGTCCGTGTAGTTTTGTTCGATAAGATAATTCAAAACCCTCTTCACTTATAAGGGTATCATCTTCAAAACCTCTCCAATTTAAGTTTTCTAATTTTAATATAAACTCGTTAATTTCATTCATTTTCTTTTATTTAGTTTAATAATTCTATCAACTCATTATACTCTTCAACCCATTCAATAGGTATTTTTAATTGAGCAGCACGGTATCTCTCTATAGCTCTGGTAACCTCATTAAATCTTTCGGTATCATTCATGAATCTTGGTCTTAAACCTATTGGTGGTTTAATTGCTATTGGTTGTTTATCTTTTTTCATTTGTTTATTTACTTAGTTTCTCATAGGACTGTCCTACGGGATGATGATAGTATTACCTCTGTATCTTTAATCCAAATGCTTCCATATATTCCACCCAACTCATTAGTTCATCAGTGTTTTCTATGCTATTTAAGGCATCATTCACGCTAATATCCCTATGAAATGGCTGTTTACCCTCAATTTGGTAAGCATATTTGCTTATCTTATCAGCTAAATGGTAAGGATATTGTATAAAACTCCTTACTATACTCGCTCTAATCTCTTTTCCGTGTCCAAAAGCAATACTTCTCGTATCACACCACGCTTTTTTTCCTTGTTCACTTCTTAATACCATGATTTTATTGTTTTAGTTATTATTTAAAAAATATTTACTGTTAAAATTTGATTGTTCACCTTTAAAATTTTTCTCGTATATCAAGGCTCCAAAAGTATTGTTATCATTGTCTTTTAATTGGATTGCGATACAAATTTGGTTCATTTGTGTACACCACCTTTTTACTAATTCATTCATGCTAACAATGTCGGCTTTTGTTTCTAATGTTAATACTATTGTAGGCTCAGGTACTCCATTATATTCCCCATTCATTTCTCTTATATGATAATCTTCAAAGTATCCGCCTTGACGTGCATTATTTATAAGTTCCACCGCTTTACTGTAGTTGTTATTTCCTAATCCTATGTTAATTGTGTATTTCATTTTTTATTATTTGATTTAACTCCCATAGGACTGTCCTATGAGATTATGATAGTTATTGGTTCACTTACCTTGATACAAAAATATCTGCATTAGGGTGTTTAACACAAGCTTGTAGGTAATTCTCTACAAATTGTACAAATTGTTCGTATGTTCCCCAACCATTAATATTCTCAAATTGCTTGAAGTACTCTGGTCTATCTTTTAGGTAAGATAATCCTGCCTCAAGTTCTTTTATTATATTCCTACATTTTGCAGCACCTATTTCTTCAGGTCTCCATAAGGCTTTATAACAACCAGCTTTTTCAGCCATAGTAGTTAAGTTGTGGGTTATATTAGCGTCAAAAACGTCCTCCCATCCTTTATCGTGGGTTTTACCTTTATCATAACTCACCCATTTATTTCTTATTAAATATACATCTAAACTCATGATTATTTTCTTAAAATTAACACTTCTTTTAATACCTTTACTTGTGCCTCTAATTCAGCTATCCTTTTTTTAGAGTAGGTTATGTATTCGTCCATTTGTTCTAGTTTTACTGTAATAGCGATAGTATACTCATCATCTTTAATTGATTTTTCTACCCAAGCTTTTAATCGATTTCTTTCTAATATATTCATCTTTAATTCTTTAAATTGTTTCTCATAGGACTGTCCTACGAGTTTCTCAAAAACTCCTTATCCAATTCCATTTGTTGTTTGAAGTTGGTATTTTTATTCATTCTGCTACTCATAGGGCAACTTGAGGACTTTTCAGTATAATACTCAGCTCTGCTATTCACTTCGTGTACAAGTCCTTTATCAGTCTTTATAACAAGGTACAACACTCCATTTATCCTATAATGATGCAGATTACTTTTACCTTTGTTCTTTAGCTTTTTGCCATTCCATTCCTCTAAAATCCAGCCCTTAGTTTTAGGCACATATCGTGATGATAGTGATAGTGTTTTAGGTTTCACTAACTTTGGTGGCTTAATTAGTCCTTCAATTATCAGTAACTTACGGAGCGATTTTCTAAATTCTATTTTATTCATAGCTTACTTTTTGTTGTTTCTCGTAGGACTGTCCTATGGGATTTGTAGCTATAAAAGGAATCGAACCTCTAGTACCTATTATTTCAGTACCTCAACCAGATTGATAGCTATTTTGATAGGACTTTCAACCTATCTAATATTTGCCTACAATTTTACTACTTAGCTACTTCAATTGACTTCAATAGGGCTTGGCCTAATTTTTGAACCTGAAGTTGAGTCAAGTCACTTTTTTCTGAATCAATTAAGGCTATAATTTTCTCGAATGTAGACTTTTGCGAGCTTTTGGAAATGTATTCCACAAGTGAATAAACTCTAGTTTTTCTATCGAATGATAACTTTAAAGGGCTGAAATTCTCTTCTTTGGTAGTTATCCTTTTTATAGTCTTATTCAAGGTGTTAATACGTTGGTCAGCACTACCTTTTTTACTAGTGTCAAAGATATGATTTGCCGTTGCAATAAGAGTAGCTCCATCTTTGTCCGTTAAATCTGATAGGACTTGTCCTACAAGACTAGCATTGTGCTTATTTGCTAGAGTAAGAGTTGATACTAATTTAGCTACGTTTTTTGTTGGTACTGTAATTACTTTTGTCATGATATAAATTTTAGATTAATTTGTTTTTGTTAATTATAATGCAAGTATACAGCTTTAAAATTAAGTCGTAAGTAATTGATACTCAGAGGGTTAGAGCTAACTGCTTGATAATCAAGGGGTTATAACTGATTGAATACTAAGGGAATAACTATCATGATAATTAGAAACATCGATTCTGGAGGATTAATGGTGTCATGTTGTAACTACTTGATAATGAATATGTTATGGAGCTAAAAAAAGTAATAATTATTTCAATAATAGTTAACTACTTGATAATCAATGATATATAACTAATTGAATATCAATACCTTAGCTATTTGTAAGCAAGTTATTTACATTCTTATTTAGAATTACTATAAATAAGCAATTAATGTGTAAAGTGTTGATACTTAGGCAATTACAAGGTAAAAAGAATGTATAATGATAATTACACTAGATACAACATGATATAAGTAAGGTTTACACCTCTAGTAAGTAAGGTTTAAGGCATTATCTAGTAGTTTTGATACCAATATACTACAAGTACATTAGAAGTCCTTAGAAGTCCTTAAATGGATTATTTAGGTAGTGGCTAGAGTATATACTAATATATACTAGAAATCCTAATATCGTGCTAACAAGTTATTAAATAGTTTTCAACAATAATGAAGGGGTGATTATACCTCTATCATTAAGTCCTCCTTAACAATTAATTTACTCCAGTCTAATAATTAGTTTTGATTAATCATATATATAATTTAGTTGCTCCATAAATAAAGTTTAGGCATGCCTAAAAATATATATGTAGGTACCCAGTCTAGTGAGTTCACTTTGGGATTAGGATTAGTAGGGTGCTGTATGGTGTATTATCCCTCCCCTTAGTATATCTGGTATCTTTTTATATACTCCCCTTAGTATATCTAGTATCTTATACTCCCCCTTATGTGATACAACTATTATCTTAGTATACCCTGTAAATATAACAAAGGTATGCTACGGCATTGCTATGGCATTGCTGTTGTAATGCTATAAGAATCAATATAGATATATAATAGATATATACTAATAATAGATATATACTAATCTTATATACTAATATATACTTTATATATTAATCTTATATATTAATATATATAGGGAATACAGTGAGTTAAAAAGGGTAGAGGTAAGTGATTAAGGTATAACATAGGGTACCCATATGCACAGGAAGGCTGTTATACTGACGTTTAAGGGGTGTTACTATATGCTGGGGTGTGTATACCTCTCTTGTCTTGTGAACGTGGCTTAAAGCTCGTTATGGGGACTTAAGGTGATTAGGTAATAAAAAACCCCAGAGGTATTAGCTCCAGGGTTAGTGTATTGTAGTTGGTTAGGTATTACTTCCTCTTTCCTGTTCCAGATGATTTTCTCCCTTTAGGATAGCTATGACTAACTCCTTTCTTTCTTCCTCCTTCTCCTGCTTTCCCTCTGTTTGATTTAACAGTTCTACAGACACAATTAGATGGAGCGTTGTTTCTTGGATTACCATCCTTGTGATGAACCTCCTTGCCAGCAGGACACTTCTTCTTCCTAGCAGCAGTATTTCTGGCAGCTCTATCTTTCTTTGCTTTTGTGGAGCTTTGAAACTTCTTGTATTCGTCTTTATAATCTCTAGCCATTATTTATTGCATTTACAAGGTTTACTTTTACACTTCTTACACTTACTTGAACATCCGCATCCCATAATTAAATATTTTTAGTTAGGGTACAAATATAGGCAAATAGTTTTTATTAACAAACGAATTTCTTTTAAAATAATTTACTACATTTGTATTATAATTTAAAATAAACTAAAATGTCAAACAAAAAGAAACTACCCAATCTAGGGGTTAAAGTTTGGAACCTAGCCAAGGCCGTAACCAAATATGCAGCATACGGATTCAAGACAGTATCATTAGCAACATACAAAGAGAGATTAAGTGAATGTGATAAATGTGAACATCGAGTAGGAAGTTCGTGTGGACTATGTGGATGTGATACAGAGTTAAAGGCCGAGTGGTCAACTGAAGAGTGTCCAGATAATAGATGGAAAGCTACAGTATAATGGATATACCAACAGGATTAATAAGAAAGGTTATAGTTATGGCAGGAGACCGTGATATAACATACGTTAGAGGAAACTCAATAGCCAGAGGAACAATTAAGATTGTAGACATCACCTTTGACCAAGCATATTCAATGCAATACAATAAACCTAGATACAATATCTATGTGCAAGAGATAGACTCTGAGTTCACTAGACTATGGAAATCAATACCAGGAGACTACTGCTTACCAGAATATGAAACAGGAATCGAAACAATTGAAGACAATGATTAAAGGAGTATTTGGAAGTATGGTTTTAATAGAACTAGAGAAAGAAACAGAAGACTCTACGGTATTAGAGAATGGAACTAAGCTATGGTTAGATACAGAGATAGATAGACTATGGCATGCAAGGCAGAGTGGTATCGTTAGACACGCAGCTACCACATCAACTAAGCGAGTAGAAGACAACATTCAATTAAAAGATGGAGACAAAGTTTACTTCCATCATTTCGTTATCGACAGTAAGATTGAATTGGATGGAGAGAAATTCTACAAGGCAGATGTAAATCAAATATATGCCAAAGAAGATGAAGACGGTAATATCGTTATGCTCCAGGATTATATCTTTGTGGAGCCAGTCACCAACAGTGACCGTGTTAAAACAGATTCAGGGATTACGATAGCACATGAAGAGGAAATAGTAAACGAAGGTATCGTAAGACATGTCAATCAATTCACAAGTAAAGTAATCGAAGTAGAAGTAGGCGATAGAGTACTGTTTACAAAGAACTCCAATTACAAGATGAACGTGGGAGATAAAAAGTATTACAGAATGAGAGACTACGATACATTGGCCGTAATAGGATAACCATGGAAGAGAAAACAGAAATACAGATATACTTAGAAGAAACTTCAGTGCATCTTCTTAAAGCAGCTAAGGCAGGAATCAAAACACTTATAGCTGAAGTAGAGAGAGATATCGGTGATGACCTAGCAGATGAAAAACGTAAGTCAGCAATAGAGTCTAAAAAGAAAGCCTTTCTAGATGCAAGAGAAATGATGTCAGCACTAGCCTCTCTAGATAGAGATTTAAAGGGAGAGCCAGAACCTGAAGATGATTCAGCAGATAACCACTTTAAAAAAGGCTCCGCAGAAAGACACGCTAAAAAACTACAATAGATATGAACAGAGAAAAGTTAGAAAAAAACATTGCAAGTAATTTAACAATAGACCTTGATGTTGAAAAGTTTATAGAGGTTACATTGTTAGATGTTGAAAAATACGCTAACCAAAGAGTGGTTGAGGAATTACACAAGGTTTGTGATGGGTATATGGGTGATGATATTATGTCAGTAGAATATATAATACAAAGAGTTAAAGAACTAAAGCAATAGATATGGAAGAATACCAAGTTAAACAAGAGTTACTAGAAGATACAATGTATTGGTCATATTTGCTTATAACAAAACAGATGACCTTTGATGAACTGTTAGATTCAGATGAAGACTTTGGATTAATATATAATCCAGATGATATGGATTCTGATTTTGATACGGCTATTGATACTCTTCTTGATTATTTTATATATAAGGAGGAGTATGAAAAATGCCAAGACTTGGTTGACGTGAGGGAATCGTATAAATAAAAAAAGGGCTTTCGCCCCTTTTGTACTTCAGGTATAGCTTATGTTCTATTAATTCACTATATTTGTAATATTAATTAAATAATGAACGAAAAGAAAATACAAAACATAAGTATTGATATTCCTAAGAAACCAAAGCTCAAAGATATAGACGGGTTTAATAGAAGTAAGAAGAACCAGAAGTGGAAGAGAAATCCAATCCCAGATAATTGGGAAACCTTATCAGCAAAGAAACAAGATAAGTTTATAGACTTGGAATTTGAAAGAAGGGGGAATGGTTACTGGTTTATGAATAACGGTGTAGCTACCTATATAACAGGTGCTCATTATTATTATATGAACTGGTGTCAGATTGACATAGGTTATCCAGACTACTGGGATAGAGATAGAAGATTCTTTTTAGTTTGGAATGCAGTAAGAGAGAATACAGATGCTTTTGGATTGATAATGCCTAAGCACAGAAGACAAGGTGCATCTTGGAAGGCAGCAGCAATAGTACTACATGATGTATCATCATCATTCAATGCTAGTGGAGGAATGTTATCTAAGACAGGTTCAGATGCAAAGAAGCTCTTTGACAAGGTTGTTTATATTTTTAGAAAGTTACCCTCTTTCTTTCAGCCAATTATTGAAGGTACAGACTCACCGAAGACTGTATTATCATTTAAGAAGCCTGGGGAAAGAATAACTAAAAATAATACCAAAGTAAAAACATCGGAAGCTTTAGAGTCTCAGATTGATTGGAGGAATACTAAAAACAATTCCTATGATGGAGAAAAACTAAAGACCTTTATATCGGATGAGGGAGGTAAGTGGTTAGAAGCAGATGTATCTAAGAACTGGCAGATTGTAAAGCCAGCCTTATCTCAAGGGAGAAAGATAATAGGTAAAGCATTCTTACCGTCAACTGTTAATGAGATGAATGAAGGGGGTGCAGCGTTTAAAGATATCTGGGATGATTCAGACCAAGAGGATATAGTACTAGGGACTAAGAGAACTCGTTCAGGACTGTTTAGATACTTTACTCCAGCTTATGATGGGTTTGAAGGATTCATTGATGAATTTGGAATGTCAGTTATAGATAATCCAAAGAAAGGAACTAAAGATAAATATGGAGACCTAATTGATATAGGCTCCAAAGAATATCTTACAAAGATAAGAGAAGGATTTAAAAATGATACAAATAAGTTAGCAGAACATAAAAGACAATTCCCTTGGACTCCAGAGGAAGCGTTTAGGGTTAATACAGATACATGCTTATTTGATTCAGAAAGAATATACCAGCAAATAGATTACATCGAAGGAACTGGTGGAGCTATGGTAACGAAGGGAGATTTTAGATGGGAGAATGGAGTCAGAGACTCAAGAGTAATTTGGACACCATCAGCAAAAGGAAAGTGGAGTGTTGTTGCTCTACCTGAGAAAGAAAAAAGAAATGCAAAGAAAAAGACATACTTAGGATGGAGCCCTTCTAATGAATTGGAATTCGTGTCAGGTTGTGACCCGTTTGACCATGATGTTACTACAGATGGAAGAAGGTCTGATGCAGCAGCATATATGTTTAGAAAGCTTGATGTTCATGACCAAGATAACTCTCATATGTTTGTTGCACAGTATATACATAGACCTCCAAAAGCAGAGTTGTTTTTTGAGGATATGCTTATGATGTCTGTATTTTATGGAGCTCCAATGTTAGTAGAGAATAATAAGATAGGATTGATACAATATTTTAAACGAAGAGGGTACGAAGGATTCTTAATGGCTAGACCTGAATCTACGCATACTAAGTTTAGTAGAAAGCAAACAGAGGTTGGAATACCAGCTACAGGTTCAGCAGTAGCAAATTCTATAGTAGATTCAATACAGGCCTATGTATATGATTATGTAGGTATAAATGAAGAAACTGGTTCGGTAGGTAGAGTGTTCTTTTATGAGCTACTAAAAGATTGGTTAGAGTTTGATGTAAATAATAGAACTAAGTTTGATGCGAGTATGGCGAGTGGGTTTACTCTTCTAGCATCTCAGAAGCATGTTAAACCAAAAATAGAAATAAAAAGAACTGCACCTTTTGTGCATAGATATAGTAATAATGGAAGCATATCAAAAAGAATACGATAATGAGTAAAATACAAATTGGAGGGTATCCAGACCCTCAAGCTTCACGAGAAGAGAAGCAAGAAGATAGCTATGGAATAGAATACTTTAAAAGAATGTATGGTGAATGGAGCAATGAAGAATCAGGTGATGTTACTCATTCCTCTAGAAGCGAGAGATATAGAAAGTGTAGAGAGTATTCTTCAGGCATGCAATCTATTGAACCATATAAAGAATTAATGGGAGCTACTGGTGACTCATCATTCTTAAGTCTTAATTGGGAGGTAGTTCCTGTTATACCAAAATTTGTTGATGTTATTGTAGGAGGACTTACCAATCAAGATTATAAGATTAAGTGTACCTCTATTGACAAGGTATCTCAAGATAAACGCTCTAAAGATAAATTAGAGTTACTTACTAAAATGCACTCCAAGCAGTTCATGGAGGAGGTTACAGAACTATCTGGACTTCCTTTAAATGCAGGTTTTGATGACTTGCCAGAAGATAAAGATGAGCTTGAGCTTTATATGCAGCTAAAATATAAACAAGCCATAGAGATTGCAATGGAAGAAGGAATTGAATTAACATTCTATTTGAATGATTGGGAGGAGATTAAGAAAGGAGTCATTAGAGATATAATTGATATTAATTTTGGAGGAACTAAGACATCCGTAGAAGACGGCCAGCTAAGAATAAGACGAGTAGACCCTGCGAATCTAATTACATCTCACTCAACAAGGCCAGACTTTAAAAACATACAGCATGCAGGTGAGATAACATACATGACTATACATGAGTTAAAGAAACTTGCAGGAGATGCTTTTACTACAGATGAGTATGATGAAATTGGTAGAAATAATCTAGGGGTGTTTGGTAATTCCAAATCGGTTGGTAATAATACAGGAAACAATCAGAATGATTCAGGATTGTATGATTCATTTAAGATAGCAGTATTGGACGGTGCATTCAAATCTACTGACGCATTACATTACGAAAAGAAACATAATAAATTCGGTGGTCATTCTATTAATAAAAAGAGCACTGGATATAAAGCTCCAAAGAAATCTAAATACAAGAGGGAGCAAATAAAAACTCATATAGAAAATATATACAAAGGAAGTTGGATTGTAGGTACTGACTCTATTTTTGGTTACGGATTAGCAACAAATATATTAAGACCTAAGTCTAATCTTTCTAGAGCTATACTACCTTATTCTTTATACTCTCCTAATATGAGAAATATGAATAGCAAAGGATTGGTAGAGAGAATGATGCCTTTTGCTGACCAGATTCAGTTATGCCACCTTAAGATTCAACACTTAATGTCTAAAGCTAAGCCAAAGGGTTCTGCTATTGAATTAGGAGCTATTGAAAATGTAGGTAAAGGAGATGGAGGTACATTTACTCCCATAGAGGTTCAAGATATATACCAACAAACAGGTAATCTTTATTATAGAGCTCAATCAGATGATGGTGCTCCAACTCAAGTAAATCCAATACAGGAATTAGGAGGAGGTATTGGAGGGGCTCTACAAGAAATAATTGCTATCTATCAGTACAACATGCAGATGATTAGAGATGTTACTGGTATCAATGAAGTTAGAGATGCATCACAGCCAGATAAAGAATCTTTAGTTGGTGTTAATAAGATGGCTTTACTTGCTTCAAACAATGCAACTAGATGGATTAACCAGGCCGTACTATCTATTACTCAAGCAACAGCAACTAGTATTGCATTAAGAGTGAGTGATTTAGTTAAATACAAAGGAACTTATAAGGGATATGTAAGAGCTATAGGTGAGTTTAATATGAAAGTTATAGAAGTAAGTAAAGATGTAACCATGGCCGACTATGGGATTATGATTGAACCATTACCAGATGAAGAGGAGAGAGCATTATTAGAAAGTAATATTCAAATGTCAATTCAGCAAGGAGCACTTAGATTAGAAGATGCTATTATAGTTAGAGGTATAAAAAACACTAAACTAGCAAATCAAATGCTAATACTTAGGAGAAAGAAATATGCTACAGAACAGAATGAAACAGCTCAAGCTAATGCTCAGGCTAATGCTCAACAGCAACAGCAATCAATACAAGCTAAGTCTCAATCTGATTCTCAATTAAAGCAAATGGATGCTCAAATTGGTATGCAAAAACTTCAAGCGGAATATGAAATGAAAGAAAAATTTGCTCAGGCCGAACACGAAAGAACATTAAAAGAACTAGAGTATAGTGGTTCTATAAAAACAGACCACATTGAATTATCTCAGGATGATTCAGACCTAGTAAGAAATAGTGTTAAATAAAATAAGTAGGTATTCTAAATATTTTTCACTATATTTGTAGTAATTAAATTTAAAATTAAAAACAATGTCAAAGAACAGATTTGAAGAGATGGCTGCTAAAAGCATGGGGATGGATATAGCAGAAGAAGTAGCTCAGGTGGAAACACCTACAATAGAAACCCAAACAGTAGTTGAACCAGCTGCGGAAGTAATTCCAGTAGAAGGAGCAACTGAAGATAGTTCTTTGAAAGAAGATATTGCTAAAGAAACGGGTGATGACACAACACCTGCTCCAGAAGTTAGTTTTGAATCCCTGTTAGGCGAAAAGTCGGAAGGGAAGTATGAAACTTATGAGCAGATTGAAGAAGCACTTAATACAGCTAACGGCAGTTCAGTAAGTTTTGCTAACGAACAGATAGAAAAACTAAATGAGTATGTTGCTAAAGGCGGTGATGTTTCTGAGTATCTAAGGACTCAAACAGCTGATTATAGTGAGATGGATGAATCAAGTGTTGTCAAAGCGTCAATGAGGTTTAATAACCCAGACCTAGATAATGAAGATATTGATTTGTTATTTCAAGATAAGTACAAGTTAGATGAGGACGAATATACGGATAGTGAGATTAGATTGTCTAAGATAAAATTAAAGCAAGCTTCAAAACTTGCTAAATCTGAACTTATTAAATTTCAACAAGAAAACTCGACTCCACAAAACTTTCAAAATGCAGAAGCCGATAAGGCTCAGCTAGAGAGTGATGCCAGACAATGGTCTGCAAAGGTTGATGATTCTATTAAGGAATTTAAAAGTGTTGACTTTGATATTAACAGTAAAGGAGATAAATTTTCCTTTGAGTTAAATGAGAAGGCATTAGAAACTGTTTCACACTCCACCAAGAATTTAGGCGAATTCTGGAATAGGTATGTCAATAAGGACGGAAGTGAGAATATCACTAAACTCGCTAGAGACATGGCTTCACTAGATAATTTAGATTCTATCGTTAGAAATGCTTATGCACAAGGAGCTTCAGGAGGGAAAGAAGATGTCATTAAAGATATCACAAATCCATCTTACAGCCCTGATAGCAGAGGTGATTCTAGCAAACCACTTTCTATGGATGCACAAATTGCTGCTGAACTTAGAAAAAATATGTAATAAATATTAATGCTAAAAAAATAAAAAAATGGCTTATACTACAACTCCTGGAATTCCAAGTGCTTTTCAGGTCGCTACAAGCGAAAATTATATATCTACATTAAGTCTTCATAAACCAGAGGTTGCTGAGGATTTTGTAAGTAGATATGGAGACCAATCTTTAATGGGTTTCTTAGATTCTGTAGGAGCAATGGCTCCTGTTGCTCAAAGAAAATTCGAACATTATGAGGATGACTGGTTACACCAAAACTTTACTGCTGCTGCTGTAACTATTGCTGCTGCTGGTACTTCAATTACAATGGCTGCTGCTTCTTCATCTACTGCTGCTGCTACTGGTTCATATTTCTTAAGAGTTGGAGATATCGTTCAGAATAAGAACGGAGAAATTGCGTTATGTACTGTTCGTCATGCTACTAACGGAACTGCAACATTAGTTCCTTATAAGAATGCTGCATGGACTGCAATGGCTGCTTCTGATATATACATCATTATCGGTAATGAGCACGAAGAAGGTACTGGTCAACCAGCTGGAATTACTCCAACTGCTAACCACTACGAGAATAACACAATGATTTTAAAAGACTCTTTCGAGGTTACTGGTTCAGAGGCTACTAATAAAATCTGGTTCAAAGTGAATGATGCTGCTACTGGAAAATCTGGTTACTTATGGTACTTAAAAGGTGAAGGAGATACTTACAAGCGTTTCAATAACTACTGTGAGACTCAAATGCTTTTAGGTCAAGTTGCTACAAATACAAACTTACCAGGAACAATTGGTGCTGGAGGTATTTCAGGAACTGAAGGTCTTATTGACTTCATGAGAAGTGGAAATTCACAGACTTATACTGCTGGTACATTCGGTTCTACTGCGTTTGATACAATGATTAAAGCTTTAGATGCTCAGAAAGGAGCTAAAGAGAATACTATATGGGCTGGTCTTGATTTATCACTTGATATTGATGATTCAATGGCTGCTATGTCTGGTATGACTGCTGGAGGAATTCAGTATGGAGCTTTTAATGGAAACAAAGAAATCGCTCTTGCTTTTGGATTTAGTTCTTTTACTAGAGGTGGATATACTTTCCATAAGAAAATCTATGATGCTTTAAGTTACTCTCCAATGATGGGAGCTACTGGTTTTGATTACGCTGGAATGGGATTGGTTATTCCTGGAGACGCTGGAAGAGATGCTAAAACTAGAGAGTCTATTCCTTCTTTAAGAGTTCGTTACAAAGAAGCTGGAGGTTACTCAAGAAAGATGGAGCACTGGTTAACAGGTTCTGCTGGATTAGCTAACCCTACTAACGATGAGGATAACATGAAAGCTCATTACAGAACTGAAAGAGGTTTTGAAGGATTTGCAAACAATAGATTCGCACTAATTGAATTAGCGTAGTTTCTAAACAATAATAGAGAGGGAGGATTTGTCTCCTCCCTTTCTTTTTTATTAATTAAATTTTAAAAAAATGACAAACAAGAAAAGAAAGCCAGTTGTTTTTCAACTGACGAGAAGGAATGAAAAGCCTTCTATTGCAGGAAAAAATTATCCTGTAAGCCATAGAATCCCATCTGAAGATGAGGTGTATGACGAAGAAACAGGAAGAAACAGAATGATTAGGTATGCGATTGGTGAACAATCTATATACTTAGATGAACAAACATCTGATAATCCTGTATTAGGAGATATCATTTTTGCAAATGGTATATTAATAGTACAATACCAACAAGTAACATTAAGAGAATTTCTTCAAGCTTCTAATTGGAATAAATCAAATCCAGATAGAATGGCTACTAAACGTATTATCTATGAAACTTTAGATGGAGAGGTAGATGCTCAAAAGAATCTTGAAAATCTTGAAGTGGAATTCCATGCAATGGAGTTACTAATGGAGATGGACGCTCAAAAGATGATTGGGTATGCTAGAGCTCTTGGAGTTAATGTTGATAGAAGTATGTATGAGGTTAAACATGATATGATGGTTATGGCTAAAAATCAGCCTCAACTATTCTTAGATGAAATCTCTAATCCAAAAACAGAAAGAATGCAGGTAGTTTTAGATGCTGAAGACGAAAGAATAATTGTTGTTAATGCTGCAAAGAGACAAATATTCTGGGGATTCGGTGCTAAAGAAGTTATCACAACAGTACCTGTCGGAATAGACCCTAAAGCTCATTTTGTAGATTATACATTTGGAGATGAAGGTCAAGAAGTATTTAAGAAAATAAAGAAAGTCTTAGCTGGAGAAGTTGCTCCAATTAAGGCAAAAGAAAAAGCTACAGTTAAAGCGTAGTAGTATCTTATATTTGTAATTTGTTTTAAGGGGGTATGTTTATTCATATCCCCTTTTTTATATAGATAAAATTCACTATATTTGTGTCAATAAAAATTGTGTAAATTATGGCTGCAATTATCTATCCAACAGTAGATTCCTTAGACATCTGTCTAAATCTTAATTCAGGGATGTTTGAATTTAGAGATAATAATGATTATCTTGGTGGAACTAGTCCAGTTCCTCATACAATAGATATAGATATAGAGCACTCTAATGGTACTCTAGCTTACACAGGTTTAGAGGATATTACAATAGATAATATTTTCTCTAATCTAAGGACATACGACTCCTTGAATAAACTGGGGGAGAATCTTTCGATACCTATCCCTAGATACTCATCAACTGATTATATTGACGATGTTTATAAAATAACTTTTAATTGGCACTTTGGAGGAACGATAACTTCTCAATCCTCTAAGGTTGTTTATATCAATGCTTCAGATTTAGATTTATACAATGATTTAGAAATAAACGCTTCATTAACGTACAAATGTGATGGAAGGATGGAGAGTAATGATATGACTGATTATATTGTATCAGCTACTCCATATACATTTACAAGAACCCATGAATTATTCTCTCAGTTATCTTTAGGAGCTCCATTAGTAACTACAGGAGGTTCGTATACATCTCACGAGTTATATGCTGGTGGATGGAATAGTGTTATTACTACAGACATAGTATGGACTACTCCTGCTGTAGCTGGATATCCAGATAGTTTCATTGGAGCATGTTTTAAGAAAACAATTACAGGTTCGGATACAGATTCAGTTAATTGCAATATAGATGCATGTGTTATAAATCAATTCATGAAGAACATCAAGAAAAGGTATGATGATTCTGTATGCGATAGAGATATAATCAACATAAAGAAAAACAAAGCTAAATACCAAAGAGCAATAGAGCTAATGGTATTATATAGTACTGGAGATGACTCTCAATGTGGAGGTGACTTCCAGGAGCTATGGGATATACTAGAGATAGCCAACTTAGATGACATAACCTCACTAAGCTGCTGTGGAGACCCTACAGTTAACGATTCTATGGTTACGGGAGGTAATTCTGGAGGAGGCAGTGGAGGTTCTGGAGAGGGAAAGCCTGATGAACCAACATCTTGTCCTTGTTCTGATTCTAACTACTGGTCGGCAGCTACTCAAATGGCAGGAAGCTACAATGTAGGAGACTACCTTAAATATGAATTAACTTCGGCTTCAGGAAGCACTTATGAATTATGTTACGAGTTGTATCTAATTCCAACAGAAGGTTTTAACGCTTCTTCAGTTCTTAATGAAGAGCCAGGAAAAGATAACAATGCTTACTGGAATTATATATCCTGCACAAGCTATCCTATTGTATTCGGATGTACAGACCCTTTAGCAGATAACTACAATGCAGATGCAGACGTAGATGATGTTAATAATGCATGCACATACACTGTTAATAATAGTTGTATAGGAGCAACATGGATACCTGATAGAAATTTTGAGACTGCATTAATAGCTTTAGGAATAGATTCAGGAAGTATAGATGGCTCTGTCAATAATGCTAACATATGCTCTTTAACTAGTTTAGTTGTAGACTCCAGTAGTATTTCTTCCTTGTCAGGTATTGAAGCTTTTACTTCTTTGACTTTTTTTATTTGTGGTATTAATCAACTTACAAGTATAGACTTAAGCTCTAATAATGCTTTATTATTTTTATCTTTGGCAACTAATCAACTTACCAGTCTTGATGTAAGTGCTAATATCAATTTAGAAACTTTGTATTGTGGTTGGAATCAACTTACAAGCATAGATTTAAGTAGCAATACTAATTTAATTTCTTTATGGTGCAGTAATAATCAACTCACATCATTAACATTAGGCACTGGAATTGATTTAAACAACTTAGTTCTTAACGCTATAGATAACGATGCCTCATTAGTTATACATGTAGGAACATCAGCAAGAGTAACTCTTGCTCAATCTTTATTTACAGTGGCTAATCTTGATATATCAACAGGAACTACATTCGCAATATAACTATGAGAAATCAAAATACAGAATCATCCGACTTCAAACGAAAAAACAGCGATAAGCTTATTAATAAAAAAGTAGGACATAAAGGTGATTATGCTATAGTGAAGATTGGCAGTCCTTTTATAACCTCTGTAAAGACGGGTGCAGGAACCACTGGAGACCCTTATATATATACTGTTGATTTATCTTCAGATTTAACAACCGACTTAGCTTCAGAAAGAACAGCATCAGAAACTCTAAAGTCAGATGTAGCTGTGCAGAAGGCATTGTCTACTATGCATGGATTCGATACAGATTCACATGTAAGAGATGTAAGTACAATATCCTTTTCATCTTTAATTAAGACTAATGAGAATTCTAGTATTATAACTAATACAGAAGTAGCTAATAACACAAGTATAAGTTATAGTGTATTGAGCTCTCACGCTGATAATAGCTCAATAAGTAATAACAATCTATTTTACATAGATATTAATAGCACTAGCTTAACTCCTACATCCATAAAAGGATTAGTTGATTTAGAGGGATATGAGATAGAAGTGATAGATAAAAGCACTAATAACATACAGTTTAAAATAACATACAATGCGATTGATGTAACTAATAAACACCTTTTAGATGAGTCTGATTTAACGGTCAGCTTTGTTATAGAATGGTAGGTTTACTGGGAGAAATTCATTATATTTGTAACAATTATATACATACACCATGCCGATAACATTTGATTTACTCTTTAACATGTCTTCTAACGAAGTCACTTTTAGCGATACAACTGATTACACAGGATACACAACACCTGTACATGGGGTTGTAAGTATTGTAAGTACTACATTTGGAGCTTTAAACACTCCAGGAACCAATCTTGTACCCGATATAACAATACCAACTGGAGATTTTAGTCCAAGTGGTCAGGTTTCAAGAGATTTAATGGTAACAACGGCTTTACCAGCTTCAGGTACAACTCCTTTTAATGGGGATTGGACTGTAACCTACTCTATATACGACAATGCAGGAGCAGGAACGGTAGAAGTAGCTGTAACTAAATCCTTTACCTTCACTTATGAATTTAACCCAGCACTATCTATAGCAGTCTCTAATATTGCATCTCAAGTTACATCAACAGATTCTACAGACTACTCAAATGGAGGAACACAGACTTTACTTAGTGAGACAAAAGCACATTCAGTATATGCTCCTTTAGGGTCTTTAGATTCAGCAGGAGCGGCTATACCATCTCCAGCAAACACAGGTAGCTCTTCAGTAATAACATACACTGGGATAACTACGGGTATATGGTCGTCACTAGTAACCAATACTTTTATTGTAGAGCGAAATCCAGGGTTAGGTTCAGATAAAACTTATCAAATTAAAACCTCAATACAATATGATGCATATTCAACTGTTAGTAGCAGTGTAGGGTTGTGCAATGTTTATTGCTGTTTAAAGGCTTTAAACACAAGATATGAGGAGGCTAAGTGCATGAACAAATCATTAGCTGAAAATTATAAAAATAAAATAGAGGATGTAACTAGATTAGTAACTCTATATAATCAATCCGTTGCTTGTGGGTTAAATGATGATGCCGATGGTTATTTAACGGAGATTAAAAATATATCTGAATGCAACACTGAATGTGATTGCTATGGAGTAGATGGTGCTCCAGCTTTAGTTCCTATTGTATCTGGAACTTCATCTGTATCTTATGAGTTAGCAGCAGCTTCTTCTAATTTAAGAATAACTTCTACAGGAACAGGAACATCTGCTGACCCCGTAGTTTATGAAATAGATTTAGGTACTGTAGTAGCAGGTAATATAAATTATGTAGCAGAGAACTTAAATGCTGCAAAAAATGAATTAGCTACTATTCAAGCTAACATAGCTACAGTATCCACTGATATATCTAATTTGAATTTAGGTGTGATTCAGCAAGTATATGATTTATCAATAAATAGTTCTGCTAGTACAATAGCTGTAACTCCTTTATTCACTACATCTCAATTATTCGATAGCGATACGGTAGCTGTATTTGATAATATTGGAGATGGTAATTTTGATGACTTAAATTGCTCGTTTACTGTTTCAGATATGTATATAGTATCAAATCAAGATTCCTTTTCATTAACTCCTAATACATATGAGGATAACGGACTTAAAGTTGATATAGTAAGTAAATCATCAACTGGAACTGGTAGTTTTGTTTTTAGATTATTAGATTCAGAAACCAATCAACCTGTAACGAATAGAAACTTATCTAATTACGCAAGTAATATAAATATAACATTTAGAATAATAACAAAATAAAATGGCAATAAATAACTTAGGAAACGGGAGTGGGTATCTTTACATCACTAATGCAAGTGACGAGATATTATCTAACATAGTAAATAATACTAACGGAAGGAAATCAGTATTAAAGGATGCATTAATCAATGCAACTTTAGCTGATAACTCAACAAGTATCACTGGAGATAGAAAATACTTTATTAATACAGCTGGAACTGAAGGTTCTATAGCTGGAGCTACAGATATCACTAATTATGTTACATCTATAGGATTGAATAATAGATTCTTAGTGGATGACGCTACAATAGCTACTGGAGTGATTCCCTACACTAGGAAGGGGAGTATTCAAAGGCTTAGGATTGATACACAAGGAGCTACATCTACAGATAATGTTTTCCGTATAACCGAAACTAATGCATACGCAACAGATGGAGATATTCTAATTATTGTAGGAGAAAGTTCTGCAAGAGTAGTTACTGTATTAGATAAAGATTCAGCAGAGGCTGCTACAGATAATTCTAGCTCAGCTCCTACAGGTGTTGGTATCTTAGCCTTAGACAGTGCTACGGCATTCTCTACTTCTGATGATTTATTTACTTTAATGCTACAGTATAATGCTGACAACGATATATGGTACGAAATCAACAGAGCTCCTGGAGCAGTAATTACTGACGCTAAACTTAGAGCTGCAAGTATTAATATCCCTAAGAATGGTGCTGAATTAATTACATCTATAGTGTCAGGAGGCTCATTTACTCCTACTGTAGATACTACGGCTGGGACTATACATGTATCAGGAACTCATGATATAGGTGCTGGAGCATATACAATTAACCCACCTACAGGAGGAACCCCATTAGAGGGAGATGAGTTTACTGTAGTTTGGAGTGCTAATTTAACTACAACTGGAGTTGTCACTGTATTTGATGTAGTTTTAGACTCTTCTAATTATGGAACAGGAGCTACAGAAACAGTAGAGATAAAAACAAGATACATATCTGGAGCTTGGACAAAAGGAGCTGTTATTAAAGACACTAAAGCTATAACTGAAGGCTTAGAGCCAGTAATACCTAATCCATCATCTACAGGACAGTTTTTAACATCAACTACATCTGGAGTTAGAAGTTGGTCTACGATTAACACAGGAATCAAGACATTAATATTTAATTATAATTTTGATGTACATGGAGGAGATGTTGGGACTGTATCAATCCCTCTTTCAACGAATGGACAAGCTATCCCAGCTGGAGCTATTGTATTACCAGCTATGAGTGTTGTTGAGAATATATCAATACCAGCAGGAGCAGAAGGAACGACAATTAAAATAGGTATAGCCCCTTCAGTAGTTACTGGAGGCTCTTTAGCTATTGATGATGATTACTTTGTAGTGGCAAAAACTCTTACTGTATCTCCTTATTCAACTAAAAATGGAGTTGAAATGGGAGTTGGAGTAGCAGGTAAGCTTGCTGGAACTGGAACTGTAACGGTTACACTAGGAGTGGGAGATGTGACTAGTGGAGAATTTAATATCATCGTAGCTTATTACGAATCATAAAACAAAATAAATGGCTATAAATATTGACGAATTATATAAGTTTGTTCAGTTTGTTGCTAACAAAGAGCAATCTGGATTTATCAAACCCTCAGAGTTCAACTTGTCAGTTGATAGAGCTCAGATGCAATTATTTATGGAGAGATACGGAAACCCTGCTGAGTATCAGCCAGGAAGACCAATCCCTAGAGTTGCATACAATCAAACTCAGAAAATCTCTGATGATTTAAGAGAATTTATAGTTAGAGGAACTCTTTATGTACCTGCAACTGGTATAATGGAGTATCCTTTAGATTACCTACACTTTTCTTCAGCTTCATCCACATACTTAGATAGTTCGATATCAAGTAAGGATATGAATTCAGATTGTCCTGGCTGTAGTAAAGAAGAGAAGAGAAAAAACATTAAAGCTTCTGTTGTAAATAAAGTTGTAAGCGTTAGACCTATAGATGATTTTGAATTAGCTAATATTCTTGGTTCTTCTATTGTAGCTCCTACAAGAGAGTATCCAATATTAACTTTCTATAGTGAAGGAGTTCAGTATCATCCTAAAGACATAGGTTCTGTTGATTTTGTTTACTTAAGAAGACCAGCTAAAGCATTATGGGCTTTTACAACTCCAGCTTCAAAGCCTCAGTATGATGCAGCTAACTCCATTGATTTAGAGTGGCCTGAACAAGTGTTTAATGAGATTGCAGTTAGAATATTATCTTTTGTAGGCATTAACCTTAGAGAAGCTGATTTAACTCAATACAGTGAAGGTAAACGACAAACAGGAATATAAATGGCTACTACAAAAAAACAATTAGCAGAACAGATACTTAGGATACTTAATTCAGGAGATATAAGTACGGATAATTCTATAGACCCTAGAGAACTTCTTTTAGCTATAGAGCAAGAGAGAGATAGATTGGTTAGGCTTAGGTTGTTTGAATCCATGAAGATGGGTAATCCTACAATACCTGGAGATGTTGTATCTGCATTCGATAGTATAAAGATAAAGAAAGATACAGTAAAAGGTTTGTTATACTCAGATTTACCAGGCCGTGTAATGTCTTTACCTGAAGATAAAGGAATAGCTCACGTTAGTTATACAAAAGACCAATACAATGCATTTGTTAGAATGCCTAATGGCTCCTTAAGTCTTTACAATGGATTGTTATCCTCTATGATAGGAGGAAGAGGAGGTTACTGGTTAGAAGGAGATAGATTGTATTACAATGATGGAGTAGATGATTGCTGCGGTAACACGGTGATTGTTAAGATGGTAATGAACTCAGGAGATTTAGAGCCTGATGCACCATTCCCAATCCCTTCTGATTTGGAGTCAGAAGTTATAAGAAATGTTATTGGATTATACGCTTCAATGAAGCAAATCCCTAATGATGAACAAAACGATAATATAGAATAATATGGCATTAGACACTACATTAGATGAAGTTATTAAATCACTCCTAATACAGCAGGGAGAGACTTCCGAACATAAATACATGCAATACTTAGATATCGCTATAAGAGGCTTAAAAGAGCTTACCTTTGACATCTTAATGCAAGTTAAAGTAGCAAGTCTAGATGTTAATAGCAATCTTACTGTAGATTTACCTAAAGACTATATTAACTACGCTAAAATTGGTATATGTGGTTCTGATGGTAGAATACAGACACTAGGATTTGACGAGCAAATATGTATAGCTAATAATATAGATACTTGTGGAAATCCAACTTCAGGAGGACAAAGAGGTAATGAAAACTACTCTGGCAACTATAGAAATGGAGAAGCTACTGGAGGGCTGTATGGACTTGGAGGAGGACAGAATAGTAATGGATATTACAGAATAGATAGAGAGAGGAATCAAATTGCTTTATCTTCAGATTTAGATGGTAACAAATTAATACTAGAATACATATCGGATGGCTCTTCGGTTAATGGAGACATGAAGGTTAATGCTATGGCCGAGGAAGCTCTAAGGGCTTATGTGTACTGGAAGCTTGTACAAAGGAGAAACAATGTTCCTCTTCAAGAAAAAGAATCTGCTAGAAGAGATTTTTACAATGAGAAAAGATTAGCAAGAGCTAGAATAGTAAACTTTACTCCTGACCAAGCAAGACAAATTACAAGAAAAGGTTTTAAGCAATCTCCTAAATTCTAAACATGGCTATAGAGAAAAAGATATTTGCAGGTGGAGGGATGGATATGGATACCAACGAAAGATTCATGGCTAAAACAGATTATAAAAAAGCTGTTAATTGTCGTGTAACTAAATCTGATGAAGGTAATGATGGTATCGTAGAAAATACTCGCTCTAACTTCTTGCATTCAAATGCTAATATACAAGCAGGAGACACTGTTATAGGAGCTTATGAAGATAAGAGTACACAATCTGTAATCTATTTTGTTCATGCAGCAGATGGAAACCATGGTATATACAGAAGACCAGCTAAAGCCAATATAGAAATTATTATACAAGACCCTATCCTTAACTTTGATGTTAATCATCTTATTACAGGAATCAATGTAGTAGGTTCTGATGAAGATATATTCCCTGAAGGATTATTATATTGGACGGATGACTTCAATCCTCCTAGAAAGATTAATATACATAAAGGGATAACAGGAGCTTATCTAACTATGACGGAACAAATTTTAGACGCAATTAAATATCCTCCATCACATCCTCCTATTTCAAATGTATTTGTAACGGATTCATGTCAAATTTCAAATCAATTAATAGAAAAGTCATGGCAGTTTAAATACAGATGGATATATGATGATATGGAAAAATCATCATGGTCTCCAGTGAGTAAGAATATTGTAAACTCTTCATTTAATGCGTATTATAATGTAGAAGGTACTGCTTCATATGAAAGTAATTGTATTCCTATTAAATTTTTAAGTGGACATTCTACCGTAGAAAGAATACAGATATCTGCAAGAAATACAAATGGAACTGATGATTTCTTTCTTATAGCTGATATTGACAAAAAAAATATTAATGAATATGTTACTGTATCAGCACCGCCTTCGGAATATAATAGTTGTGATGATTTTAAATCTCAATTAGATTATACGGGAGCTAGTAATGAAATTGAATTATTAAATTCTGCTAATGATAACTCTCTATTATATTTTTTATTTTATAATGATAGCTCATATAGCACTATAGATACTGTTGAATCTAACAAGCTATATAACGATATACCTCACTTAGCTAAAGCTCAAGAAGTTGTTGATGGCAACAGGATGGTATATGGTAATATTGAGTCAGGGCAAGATAGCACCCCTATAGACGTTAATTTAAACGCAGTAATAGCACTCAATCCTGTAATAAATGACATATCAACTAAAGTTAGTCTAACACCAAGGCACAGGGTAGAGCATATTTGGGAAGATGCTCCTGGAGCTAAGATGAGAAAAATGAAGAGTAGAGCATGGGTTCAGATTACTATTCCCCCACCTCCGCCTGGTTGCTCAACATCATACCATATTGAAATAAAAGATTTTATGTTTGGGACTTGGTGTAATAATTGGAATCCAGACTACTGCCTTAAATCTTCAGTAAATCTAGCTCACGCTAGGGTTATGAGTGTAGATTATACATCAAGTATTTATGCGGCAGGTCAAACCGCACAACAAGTAGTATTAGATATGGCAAATGATTTAAACGCACAGTTAGGTACATCAGCTTATACTACAGCGTCCTTTGGAGTTGGCGGTCACACATCATCTTATTCATGGGTTCCAGCTACATGGATGAATTCAAATGGAGTTGTTCAGCATATTCTGGAATGGAAATGTATTTTAAATAATTATGGTACATCTGTTAAATGGTCTCCTTCTGGAGTATCTAGGAATCACATATATTGGAATGATTTGAAAGACGGGGGATTAGAATGGAATGGAAATGGCTGGATGGATTATAAGACAAAATGGGCATCTATGGGTGAGGGAGCAGGAAATGGAGAGGTATCTAGATTTAATCAATGGTCAGGAAGGAATCCCGATAGAGCAGCGTTTCAAAGTTTTTCTGGTCTAATGTCTAATATACCTACTGGATACAATCATGATAATACTCCAGGAGGAACGACAGATAGCTTTTACGACTACAATCCTACTACTGGAGCTTTTAAGTGGTGCATGAGCTCGTATAAACTTAATGATGACTCATATTGGTATGAAACAAAGAAATCATTTTGCTCAACTGGAACTAATTCTTCACTTTCGTTGTGTCAAGGGTCAGGTCACGAGCATGCCTTTATAGAATATACTCCTACTCCAGGCTCTGACATTGATGATATTTTTCAGGCATATTTTTCAGGAATTTCTATACCAATTTCTGATGCTTATATAATGCAGTCTATATGCCCGACATCAACATCAGCATCAGTTGTTGCTGGGGTATTCAAATCTGGAGCTCACCATAGATTTGGATTAGTATATTTTGATAGAGGTAACAGGAGTTCTTCTGTAAATATAAGCAGAATAACTAATGAGAATATAGCTAATTCTGGGGTATACATACCTAGAGTAACAGAAGTTACTAGTATTACTCCTCTTGGTTATTCTGGAGAATGGAATATTAATTGGGAAATTCATAATCAACCTCCAGATTGGGCTACACATTACCAATGGGTTTATAGTGGGAATACTCTTACAGATAACTTTATACAGTGTGTTACTGATGGTATATACGATGGAACAACTGCACTTAGGTTTGGCAAGGAAACTACCGATACTGCCACTGGATTTCCTTCTATAATTTCAGATGGAGTATATAGTGAAAATTATCTTGTAGACATTACTAATATAAAGAAATTTCAAAGAGGAGATGGAGGTCATGAGGTTATGAATTACACATGGCAAGATGGAGATATACTTAGGATTGTTGCTGATAATTCCCATTTACCAGCTATTAATACTCCTTATGAATTTAAAATATTAGGAGTTGTTGGAGAAAGAGAATTTCCTAGGATAATTCATTCTACCGAAGAAGTAACTTCTGGGACTCCTCACTCTCAATATGATAATAAAGATTTTTTAGTAATATCTAAAGAGATTGTACTGCAAAATATTCTAGCAGCAAATTCTAATTATTTGGATAATACTACTCCAATACCAGGATTTGAAAATTATACAATAGAAATTTATTCGCCTAAAAAGAAAACAGATTCTGATAAAACGATATACCATGAATTTGGAGAGGTTGGTCTTATTGGAATGCCTGGGACTCCTTCTAGATTTCATAATAATATAGATTCATTAGGGGTAAGTCAAGTAACGGGGACTCAACCAGCAACAGGTACTTTTTTAAGTGGAGATGTTTACTTAAGATATAGAAATTCTCATTCCAATAAACTATTAACATTAATAGAGTCATTCCATTTCTCTGATAAATTCAAATCAGATTACTGGGATAAAGGAAGACCTAACGCTGTATTAGAAGACTTTAAAAGAAGTAGAAAGCATTCAACTTGTTTATACTCAGAGTCTTACATACCTAATACAAATATAAATGGACTATCTTCTTTCTTCCCTGATGTATCATTTCAGGAGTTCGAGAGAGATTATAATTCAATACAGAAGCTTCATTCAAGAGATAATAAATTAATTATCTTCCAAGAGGATAAAGTATCTCAATCATTAGTAAATAGAAATGTTCTTTACAATATAGATGGTAGTGGGAATGTAGCTACATCTGACTCTGTATTATCTCAAGCAGTACCTTATCTAGGTAACTATGGTATTAATAAGAACCCAGAATCATTTGCTGCTTATGGTAGTGCAATGTACTTTGTAGATATGAAGAGAGGTGCAGTTGTAAGGCTATCTAATGATGGATTTACTCCAATCTCAGAATATAAAATGAAGAACTTCTTTACTGATAATTTTGAAGAAATAGTTCAACATAAAGGAGCTGGCCGACATAGAGTTCTTGGAGTGTATGATACTAAGTTTAATGAATATGTAATATCATCAGAAGGAGTATGGACTTACATGATTATTCAAGATAAAGATGGGAATGATATTGTAGTTAAAGATAAGCAAATAATAGCTCCATATACAATAGGTTTCTGTGAATCATCTAATAGATGGAATTCATTCTATTCTTATATCCCTGAAATGATGTGTATCAAAGGAACTGGATTTGTTTCGTTTAATGAAGGTAACATATACAGACATAATATATCTGGAACATATATAGATGCTCAAGGAGAATTAAAATCATACAACACTTACAATAACTTCTACGGAGTTGATTATGATTCTGAGTTATGGGTTGTTAGTAATGAGGCTCCATCAAATAATAAGGTGTACCAATCGTTCAGTCAGGAAAGTGATGATAAATGGGGAGTAACATTCACTAGTCCTAATGGACAGGAAACAGCTCTATTAGCAGAGGATTTTGATACTAGAGAGAATATACACTATAGCGATATAATGAATGATATAAATAGTGACGGAGGATTAATTGAAGGAGATAGAATGAGGGATGTCACTTTACTAGCTAAATTAAAGATATTTTCTAATAAGCTAACTAAGGTATTTGGAGTGAATTTCAACTTCGCCCCTAGTCAACGAAGCAATAAATAACTTGCTTATTTAATATTAAATAGGTATATTTGTAATATTAAATTTAAGTTATGAGTGAAGTATCTATAGTTAACAAAGAATTAAAGGAGGAAATAAGAAGAGTGATATACAATATAGAGGAAACTATATCTAAATCAGAACAAGAAGGGCTAGAACCTTTCTTTAATGATACAGAAAAATGTCCTTTAACTCATTCGTTTTCAGAGGGGATATATTGTAGAGAGATAGCGATACCAGCAGGAATGGTAATAACAGGAAAGATACATAAGCACCAACATCCTAACTATTTAATGTCAGGAGAAGTGTTAGTTTTAACAGAAGATGGAGGTAGTGAAGTTCTAAAGGCTCCTTTATCAATGATGTCAAAAGGAGGTACTAAGAGGGCTTTATATGCTATAACTGACTTAGTATGGACTACAATCCATCACAACCCTACTAATACTAGGGATTTGAAGGAGTTAGAAAAAATAGTTATAGCTAAGGATTATAATGAGTACAATAAATTCATATCCTCAGAAAAAGGAATGGTAAAGAAAATAAAGAATAAAATAATTAAAATATTAAGCTTATGAGTTGGATAGCAGCAGGTGTAGCGGTAGTTGGAGGAGGTATTAAAATGTACCAAGGCTATAAGCAAAAGCAAGATGGTATTGCTATGGAGGGTGACTTAACAGCTCCTGAATTCCAAATACCACCAGAGATAGCTAAGAATATGTCTATTGCTGAAAAGCAATCATATCAAGGATTACCAGCTGAACAAAAGAGAGCTTTCCTAGAAAATCAACAAAGAACATCTCAGACTGCTTTAAGAAATTCTTCTGATAGGAGAGGAGGGTTGGGGATTATATCCCAGATACAAGGTAATGAAAACCTATCTAACAGACAATTATTGGTAGATGATACAAACGCTAGGCAGCAAAACATGCAGAGAGCTATGGATGCTAGGTCTGTAATGGCTGACTATAAGATGAAAAGATTTGAACATCAATACAATGAATATTCTTCTGACTTAGATTACGCTAGAGCTCAACAAGGAGCTGGTTCTCAAAACATAAGTGCAGGTATGGACACTGCAATAGGAGGAATTGGTCAAGGTGCAGCTCAATTGAATGCAAACAAACAATCCGAACTCAATAGACAAAATAATTTAGCTATCGCAGCATTAGGCGGTAATCAATCAAATAGTAATCAATCAAATAGTAATCAATCAAATAGTAATCAATTAAATGTCAATCAAAACTTAATGAATAGTTTTCCTCAGTTAAAGACAAGTTCCTTCGGGGCTAATGGATTTGGAGGTATTCAGCCTGGAGGATTTGGATTAGGAGGAGCTAATAGTAATCCATTAAATACATATATTCAAAATAATCCTCTTAATGATAACTCTACAGGAAATTTATACAATAAAGTGAATATCTCTGGAGACGGTTCTAATAATAAAGTCCAGATAGGAACAGATATGTTCGGAAATCCAATTTATAATACACAATTTTAACTATGGCAATTAAATACGCAGGAAAAAATTTAATAGGATATGGTAAAGCACAAGTATATGACAATAGTTATATACGAAAGACTGCTGATGGTATATTTGATGACAATAAAAAAAGACTTGCTGCGGAGGAATTAGCGAATGCAAAAGAGGCTGCAACTAGAGCCGCTAAGAATTCAGCTAAATTAAAAACTGAACAAGAATTTCTAGCTAAGGCTAATGAAATTAAAGTAGGTAAAGTTAGGCGAGTTGATACTGACGGAATCTTTAATAGTAGAGACAAGTTCCTGTCAAATAGACAAAATAATATTGAAGCTATAATGAATGGAGACCCTAGGGCTATAACCGAAGATAGAGAATTAGAGGGAAAATTTTTAAAAGAGATTATAGTTTCAGAAGGGTTGCAAAAGCAACAGGATGATTTAAACACCTTATTACAAAGCGATAGTGCGTTTTCTAGCGAAGATAATATGAATATTGCAAATAAAATAAGTAATACTTCTATCTTTGATGATGCTTGGGCTTCTAAATACACAGAACCAGGAGAGAATGGGGAGTCACAGTTTGTTGGGGGAGTAGAAAATTTATATAATAATATAGCTCCAACTATTGATGTAAACAGTATCATAAAAAATTCTGTTAAAGATATAAGCCAGGATACGATTAATACAGAATACGCTAATGTTGACGGAGGAAAGGACAGGGTAACTAAAGAAAGTGTTGCAGATGAAATTCTATATGCATCTGCATTTACAGCTATAACTAACCAAAAATATCCTGATGCTACTAATAAGGCTCTTGAAAAAGCAGCAAGAAAACACGGAGACAAGTATCTAAATGATGATGACGAAGTAGATATAAAAGAATATGTAATGGATGTAGCTAGAGCAAATAGCAAAAGAGGTTTATCATCAACTCATATTAAAGACTCTACATCAAATGGGAAAAATGAAATCCCTGCGGCAACAGAAGCAGATATAATCATTTCTCCTGAACCTATGAGTACAGAGACTAAGATTACTGGAGGAGAAGGTAGTTTATTGATTCCTACGAGTGGGAATCTATCAGGGACTAATCCTTTTGGTTCAGGTGTAGATAAAGGCGAGGATGAGCGTTCCGCTTGGAATCTTATTGTTGGGCTAGAAGATGATAATCCATATATAGATTATAGCGGCAAAAACCCTGCGGTTCAGTATGTCCCTCAAGGAAATTCTGTAATGGCTTTTTCAAAACCAACTAAGAATGCTAAAAGAACTTTCCAATTTCAATCTCCACCAAACACAAGGAATGTAAGTTCTAGGAAAGTAGGCGATAAAAATATTCCTCCAGGGCTATTATCTAAATCAGAAATCTTTGACGTATCTCCTACTGACGTAAGAATGATGCGAACAGCTACTGAAGACATTAATGTTAGCATGGTTCAAGGCAACTTGCTAGGGGATAAAACATTTAATCTAAGTGTAAAGAAAGGAGACTGGATTCCTGAATGGGTATTCCAATCTTCAAATCAAGATGTTATTGATGCTTTAAAAGGAACTCCTTATAAGTCAAGCCCTTGGCTTATGGCTATAGATGAGCATAAAACATCCAAACCTACAATAGCTGCGGAATTTACTCCAGCACTATTTAAAGAATGGTCTGCATGGATGATTGATAATCAAGAAAATCCTTATTTATACATCAATGCAATGAAGAAAGAAATTTTTGGAATAGAAGGAGAATCAAAATAATAATACAATGCCAATAGAAGAATTAGATAATCTCGAACTTAATAAAGATGAGTTAGGACAAAATTATTCAACTGAAGAGGATGCTCCTGAAGTACCTGTTATCGAAGAGGTAGAGGATACTTCTGAAGATACAACAAAGGTAGATGATATTAAAGCTCCTGTAGACGCTAAAATATATAAGTGGAATGGAATTAAAGGAGACGAGTTAAAGCAGTCTCATGCAAATCTACATTCTACTATGTTAAATCCTACCTTAATCACTAGAGCTGAAGAAGCAGGAGTAGAAACAGAGGATTATCTTTTTGACTTATTTAAAGATGATTTCAATGGAGATAAGGGTAATTTTAAAATAGCTTTAAAGAATGTAGAGAAAGAGACTAATCTAACCTTAGAGCATACAACAAATGTTGCTAATGATGCTTACTTAGAAGACTTTTTTGGCAGACCAATTTCACCTACAGAAGGAGGAAAAGGAGCTGTTAAATATAAAGAAGACAATGGTGCATACTCTATGTCTAAAGATGGGGAATGGCAACCAATAACGGAGCGTACATTTAATTTAGGTAAAAGAAACTCACAATACGATTCTAAAAGCGGAGAATACATTAGAGGGAATAAAGAAGTAGTTGCTCCTGAAAGTAATGAACCCGTATTACCTTCTATTAAAGATAAGAAAAACATCCCTACTAATGGGGTAACAAGAGAAGCATTTGCTACAGGAATTGTTTATGCCGAGAATAGTGGGAAGTTTGACTACACAGCAATCAATTCTGAATCATCTGCTACTGGAGCGTATCAATTTTTATACGAGAGAAAAGAAGTAAAAGAATATCTTAATAAGAATCATAGTATAACATCTAGAGAAGGGTTTAAAAATAGTAAAGAAGCTCAGGACGGATTATTAGATTATATGCTTGAAGATAAACCAGGTAGGTATCCTTTTATGGCTAAATCATTACAGAAGGATTATAAAGAGTTTATACCAGAGTCGATAGGGTATAATCAACTACTTGGATTAGAACACTTCGCAGGACATGGTGAACTTAGAGAATTATTTGCTAGAGTTCGTGAAAAAGAAATAACTAAGGAAGAGGTATTTGATTTTGTTCCAAAAGGACAAGAGGTTTCAAACTTATCTATAGGAGAATATCTTAAAAGATTTAATAAAGGATTTGATTCTATAGGAAATAATGATGTTTCTGAAAATCTTGAAGTTCCAGTGAGAGATGGTGTTAGAGATAATGAGGATGGTACTGAGTCAACACATTTAATGAAGGCTGAAGTAGTTGATGGAAAATGGTATGGGTTCCCTAGTTTATTCCAAAATAAAGATGGCTCTTGGATTGATATGTCTAAAAATAAGGATTGGATGCCAGCCTATAAAGAAGCTAAGAAAAGAGGTGAACTTATGGAGTTTGGTAATGATAAAGAAGCTGCTATTAAATTTGGTGAAGGTTCTTGGAAGTCTAAAAAGGAAACATCATTCTTTAATAACCCCATTATTGCAATTTCAGATGGAATCAATAGTCAAGTACCTATAAACGGAGAAGAAGCCAATGAAGGTGCTATTGTAGACTCCAGAGAGGTGTATGAGCAAAGCTTAATAACTTCTAGTGATATATCTCCACTTTTAGACGGTAACATGCCAGATGGAGTTGACTTTACTGGTGACTTAGATGACGTATGGAACAATATGAATTTATCTGCTATTGGATTAATTGAATCCAATCTTGAAGAAAAATTAAATGACCCTAATGTTCTTGATGACGAGAGAGCTATTATTGAATCATCATTTAGTGATGTATCTGATATTGAGGAGGTTGCTGAAATGACGGTTAATAATAAAAAGCTTAACCTATACACTGCTGCTGCTGATGGATTGTTTGGAGATATACTTTCTGTATATGAGTCTGACATTGAAGAAGAAAGAAAAGCAAATCAAGAAAAATTAGAGCAATCAAATAAAAGAATTAAATCTTCTGGGGTTAATATGATGATGCCAGGAGCCACTACATCTAGAGAGGCTGCAACTGAAATAGGCACTCCAGATATTATACAATTTACAGCTGAAGAATTTTTAAAGAAGGATAGGTTTAATAACATTCCTCCAGCTATGAAGTTAATTATGGCTGAACGTATTCAATCTTTATATAACGATAAATTAAGAGAGCCAGAATTTAATCAGAAGAAAGAAGAGATGTTAACTTTTTGGGGAGCATCTTCTAAAGAAAGCATCACTACAGAGGTTCAAAATTTCATAAATACATCTTCAGAGAATGGAGTGGCTATGAAAGACATTATAACTAAAGCTAATGAGTTATATCCTGTTGATTTGAAATTAGATGATAACGGAAAATTAAATTTAGATTTTAAAGACGAAAAACTATATAATGAAATTGACGGGGCTGCTACTGCTCATGCAAACGAATTAATTCCAGGACAAACAAATATAGATTCATCATTAGAAATGGTTTTAAAAGGCTCTTGGAATGAAACTATTCCAGGTTATCTTCAATGGGCTTTAACAGGTCGTAAACCATTTTCAATAATAGGGAGAACTCCAACAGAGACAGAGGCATTTCTTCAGGGAATGGGTGGATTTATGTTAGATATATCTATGCCAATACCAGGACTAGCTGCTGGATGGGCTGCAACAAAGGTAGGAACTAAACTTCTAACAAGACATATGGCTAAATGGCAGACTAGATTAGCCCTTAAGTATGGTGATGAAGCAGCAAAGACAACAATAAATCTATTAGCTAAGAGACAGGCAGCTAAGATAGCGGCTCCAATAGCATCAGGAGCTACATTAGGTACTTGGAAGTTTAACCATGAAGTTTTAAATCAAAGAGTTAATAAATCTGGATGGGGAACTAATGATATAGATTACTGGGATAGCGTACAAGAAGGAGGTATTGATGCTGTATTAGGAGCATCTATTTATGGACTATCTACAAAGGTTATGGGTAGATACAAATTAATGGATGAGGCTATGGCTTTAAAGGGACGCTCACCACTAAGTAGAGGACTGCTTAAATATGGTGTTGCTCATCCAACGGATTTAGCAGTACAAACAGCTGTCTTTGTTGGAGGTGGAGCTGTTCTTCACGGAGAAGCACCTACATTAGAGGAAGGGAAAGAGACTGCACTATTCTTATTGTCAATGAAGTTTGCTCATGGAGTTCAGAATGGACTATTCACTTATGTAAAGACTGGTAAATTCAAGAAAGGAGAAGGTATGCCTGCAAATTTCTCTGAAATAGAGAGAGATATCATTAATGCTAAGTTTAACTTAACAAAACCCAATGAGAATGCTACTGTAAGTGAAAAGGTAGAATGGGATAATAACACTTCTAAGGAAATAGCTAGTAATAAAGAAATTTTCAACGAACTTTTACACGATAAAACTGTTCCTTTAACATTAAGGTCTAAAATTTTAATGAGAGAGTTTGGGTTAAAATTAGGTGTAAATGGAGATACTGAGGAAGATAAATTTAAAAGAAACAAAAGAGCTAAAGGACTTGTCACTACAGAGGTTAAGACAATATTTAACGGTTCTAATTTTGATGTAATAAAGCTTAATGAAAATGGAGATGTATTGGATGTAGCTAGATTTAAAAACTCTACAGATGCTAATACATTCGCTCAAACTACAGTCAAAAATATATCTGATAACATAGCTAGATTTAATGTTAATAACGAAATATCTCTTGACAATAAAGTTGATATTGTAAATTATTTAAAAAATGAATTAAACTCTTCTCTTGGAGAGGTTACTGAAATATTAAACACTACTACCCCTACAGAGAGAACTCATAATCAAAATATATTAATAGAGGCTTTTAAAAGTAAGGTTCAAGAGGTCTCAGGCCTTAATCAATTGAAGATTAAAGAAGAAGCTACTGAAAGCCTTAAATCTAAGGGAGAAGAAGTTACTGAGTCCGCTGTAGAGAATGAGATTCTTAAGTTAAGAGAATTGAAATCTAAACAGGATGAGGTTATTCTTAAAGCTAGAGTAAAGAAAGAGGATGAACAAGAAATAGATGGAAAGCAAAAAGCGGATAATCAGTTACTTAGGAATATAGAGATAGCTCTCAGTAAAGACGGGGATAAACCTATCTATGCTACTGAAGAAAGTATAGCAGCTATTAATAAGGAAAATCTAACAGAAAATCAGAAAGAAGCTTTAGTTGATATTGATAAATCTATAAAAGCATTTAAAAGTTTAGGTCTTGATGTATACATCCATACTAATAATGCAGAGTACATGAAGAGCTCTGGAGAAGCGATAGAAGGAGTTAATATACAAGGACATAGAAATACAAAGACAGGAGATATTCATATGAATATGTCTCACTTAGATAAATTAACTACCCCTCATGAAGTTGGCCATCACTTTGGAGAGATACTTAAAAAAGCTAATCCAGAAAAATATAAAGTTATTGAGGAGGGAGTTTATAAATTAATCAATGAAAACCCAGAATTTGCTGAGGTTTTAGATTATGTTAAATCTAAAGATGCAAAAGGTAATGATATATATAAAGATGTTAGCGAGAAAAAGAATGAAGCTTTCGCTGAATTTATAGCTAAACTTCAAAAAGGAGAGTATACTGTAGAGACTCAGAATGAATTTATTAACGGAGCTAAAGTCAAGCTTAATAAAATCATGGAGACTCTAGGAATAGATTACAAATTTGAAACTAATAATGAAGTATTAACATTTTTAGACGGAATAACTAAGAAGATTGATAAAGGAGAAAATATTACTGATGCAGATTTAGGTGTAGCTAAAAAGAAAGCTGAATTTTCCGAACTTATTTCTAAAACAAAAAATGAAAATCCTGATGTATATTGGAGTGTAGAGGAGGTTAGTATTGAAGATGTTAAGAAAGGAACTCTTATAGAAACTGAAGGAGGTCAGGCTATCGTTAAGGCTGATGGAGATATTGTTGGATTATTTAAGACTCCAGGAACTACAGAAAAAGGAGTTGCTGGTAAGTTATTAAGTAAAGCTGTTGAAGCTGGAGGAACTAAATTGGATAATTTTGATAACTACTTAAGTAAAATTTACAGGGAAAGTGGATTTAGAGTTGTCTCTAGAATGAAATTTAATGAAGAGCACGCTCCAGAAGGATGGAATAAAGAAAAGCATGGTACTCCAGATGTTGTAGCTATGGTTTACGACCCTGCTAAAAAATTAACAATAGAAGAAAAGTCTTTCACTAATTATGATAAGGCGATGGATTATAGAAATTCGTATGTAGAGACTCCATCCGCACAGGTTAAGAATCAACCAAGAGTATCCGAAGAAAGAGGAAGAGTATTTACTGAAATAGATAATATAATATCTAAGACTAAGAAGAGATTAACTGAAGATGTAAATCCTGAAACTTTAGAAAAGAATGCTGTATCTTATCTTCAAAAAAGTAAGTGGTACGAAGAAGCTACTGATAAAGAAAGAGAGGCTGCTGTTATAGATGTTAGAAGTAAGTTAGCTATAACAGAAAAGAAGTCTCCTAGTGCTAATGTTGCTATAAAGAGATTTGATAAACTACCTAAAGAGAAAAAAGTTACACTGAGTGAAAAGGTTCTATTGAAAGAAGTGCTTAAATCTGAGGCTAAAGGAGCTAAAGGAGCCGAAGGATATATCAAAGAAATAAACAATAAACTTATTGATTACATTAAAGAATCAGACTTAAACGATTCTTCTATAGGTAAGTCATTGCTTAAGAAAGTAGCTTCTGTTACTAATGAAAAGCAGTTTGATAATGTTGTTGATGCTTTAGAGGTAGCCGTAGAGAGACAAACAAGAAGAGATTTGATTGGTAATGTTAGAGTTCTAAAGGAAAAAGTAAGAAAGAAACTTAAGAAAGGAGATTACACTAATCAATCAGATATAATTAAGGATTTATTAGACACTCCATCTCACAAAATTAAAGACAATGCTGTTCTTGGAGAATTAGTTGTTAAATTAGAGGAGTTAAATAGGAGTAATGTAGCATTGGTTGAGCCTAAAAAGATAGAAGAATTAAATAAATCTATATCTGAATTAGTTGCTAAGTCTGAAAAGTCTATACCAACCCAAGGTTCTCTAGGGGATTTAAGTACTGATATAAAAGATAGACTTAAAAAAGAGCTTAAATCAGAGTCTACCGAGGAAATTGATACTGTTAAGAAATTGCGTAGTGATATATTAAGATTTGAGAGAAATTTAGAGGAGTTAAATATAGAAGGGAAGCTTGCAGAAGGGCAGTACGAGCAATACACCAAAGAATTGAATGATTTTGTTACTAAATTTAAAGGGAAGAGTACTGAGTTTAATAAAGAAAGATTCGAGACAGCTAAAGATGTTTTAAAAGGATTAGATACAAGCAAATTAAAAGGAGATAACAAAAGAGTTATTGACGAGTTAGTGGATAATGTGATTAATGAAGAGATATTTATAGATGATATGTCTTATGCAGATAATTTATATATCACTGCATTAGATTTATCTTTTGAGGTAGGTAAAAATAATGAACCTTACATTCCAACTCAAGTTATAGCTAAATTAAATAGAAAGGCTTTTGCAGCTAAACACTCTAAAGAGATTTCAGATGGTATAGCTAATGGAGTTGAAAAATTAGGATTGTCTGATTTAAGTTCTAAGGAAATTGAGAACATATTAGGAAGACAAAACTTAGCATTTATAGATGATGCTGTAGGTACTGGTAAAAAGAGTCCTATATACAAAGCTATCGTTAACCCTATAGAGAGAGGTATTAGTAGTTTACTTACAGATGTTGGTTCTGCTATGTCTACTTTTAATACGGCTCTAGGAAGAAAGGTTAATGAAAGACCTTCTTTCTCTAAAGAAGCTAAGAAAAATAAAATAAACACCAAGGTTGGTATGTTAATGATTCAGTTACAGGAAAATAGTGCATACGGTAAAAGAGATGTATGGGGTTATATACTAGGAACTAAGAATAGAAAAGATGTATATAAAAACAAAGAAACTCCTGTTATAATTCAGGAAATTTATGACGCTCTTCCGAAGAAAAGAAATGATGAAGGAGTATTTGTTGTTGATGTAGAGAAGGCTTATAAAGGATTGTCAGCAAGAGAAAAAAGAGTCTTTGATGCTTCTAGAAAAATATTAAATGAATTGGAGTCAAAACAGAAGCATATAAATGAATATAGAGGTATTCCTTTTAATGCTATTGAAAATTATGTTCCTTTATTAGGTAAATCAGAAACATCCAAAGCAGATGGAGATGGATACACCCTATCTGAGATGAAAGATAAGCCATGGGCTGCTAATATGGCTAACTCCAATGTTAAAATGGCTTCAGATAGAGGTAAGTCTAGAACTTCTAATAACATTAGAATTTACGAACCTAATATCGAGAGAATATTGACTGACGCTGTACAGCAGGTTAATAGAGATTACCACCTAACAGATGCATTTGGTAAGATGGGGGAAACTATTAATAATGTAAAAAACAACTGGGGGAAAGAAAAGGTAGATGGATTAAATAAATTTGCTGATGCTGTTCAGAATAGAATGATAGATGCAGCTAAATTTCAGTTTGAATCTACTCCAGGAACTATTGCTCAGAAATTCATGGGAGCTACTTATGCATATAAACTAGGAAGATTAGTAAGGGTTCCAATTGAAATGGGAACAGAAGTATATAGAGTTAATCTAGCTGTAGGTAATAAATATTCTCCTGGAATTATTATTAGGTCTGGTTTAGATAGAATGAATAAAAATTTAATAAACTCTAAAAACAAACTATATAGTTTCCTTCGTTCTGAGACGAAGTTAGAGGACTTGTCTTCTGGGATTAAATATGAAAAAGAATATACTGTATTCGATGAATTACTCCAACAAACAAATAGTCCTTATCTTCACAAGTTTAATAGATGGCAAATTGAAGGTGGTTATGATATGAATAATGTAATGGCTAATAAAGGTGTTATAGCAGGTATGGCTCAATACGCTTTAGGAATGCCAGATAGAATGACTATACATATGGCTTGGATGCCTAGATTTATGGCTGAATTCAAAGAAATAACTGGAGAGAAATTCTCTTATGAAAAATACTCTGAAGATGCTTCATACAAAAAAAATAACCATAAAGCTATATTAGAAGCAGCTTCAGTCGGGGATAGGACAGCTCAGATGTATAAAAATACGTCTATGAAGGGGCAACAAAGAACAAAGCTTAGAACATTTAATCCTCTTGAGTTGTTACAAAAGAATCCAAAATCGGGACTTAACTATTATGTTGACGCTAATAGTTGGGCAGCACCTTACTTAACCTACATGTCTACATTTGGAGCTTTAGAGTCTGCTATGTTTAGTAAATCCATATCTGATGCTTATAATGGTATTAATGCTAATAAAGGGGATGCTATAAGGGCTGGTGTTAGTATATTTTCAGCTGGTGTTGGTTACGGACTAATGACACAAATTGAATACCTTAGTGGAGCCCTCACCTACGCTCAACAAGTTTATGGAGATGATTCTGAAGAGGCTAAAGCAAAATCAGATGAACTAGCTAAGGTAATGACTTGGGAAGGTCTTGGTACACAAATTTTATCGAATGCTGTATTCTTAAATACAACTAAATATACGCAAACAGCCAGGGTAACTGCTTTATCATTAGCTGGAATATTTACATCAATGTCTGACAGCGATGAGGTAAAAGAGTTTGCAAATAAAATGACTAATAAAATCCTTATGGGAGACCCTATGTTAGCTGAAAAATACGGAGATAAAACTCAAATATTAAAAGATTTAGTTCCTAATATAGCTTTCGCACTAGAAGTTATAGCTGACAATGTAGGAAATATAAATGATTTCGGAGAGTTTTATGATGCAGAGCTTGATAGCGACAAGAAACGTGTGGAGTTATGGAAACTTGTTGAGTCGGTTAATGACTTGCAAAAACTATACTTCATGATGAAGTTTGGAACTCAGATATTTGGACAGAAATATGTAGACCAGTACATAAGAAAAGAACAAGAAATACTATTGTTAAGAGCAATTGGAGATTACAACGATTTATAATAGAACTTGTAATAAAAAAACACTATATTTGTAACACATAAATAATAAAAAATCATGGCAGATAAACACGATGAATTAGCATTAGGAATGGCTAAACAACTACACCTAAAAACAGGAGATGTGATAGTGAATAGACAATGTTATTGGTATATTGCCGTTGAGGATACAATCTTAACTGCTATAACATCAAGCACTGAACCAGCTGGAACTGGTGAGACTGTAACTGGCACTCTAACTGATAAGACTATTACAGCAGGAAGTCAATTCCCTGTATCAATACAAGCAGCAAAAGTTACATCTGGATATTGCATTCTGATGAGTAGGGTTTAATGCTATGGTAATGCTGTAGCATTGCTATGGGAATGCTATAAGATAAGATAAGATAACATAAGATAATATAACACTATAACATGAAATTAGGATTAGGAATATCATTAACTACTGCAAAAGGATTAAAAACACCTGTACAAAAGCAAGTAAATGACTTTAAGGCTAGAGTTGTTGCTGATGGTGGTGTATTTGAGGCTAAGGCTTGTTTAGAGGCACAATTAACAATTTTAAGTAATATAGAATGAGTTTATTAGATGATGTTA